GTTACGGATACGATGACGCAAAAGCCGACTGAAGGAACGGGTTTCCACCCTACTACTTTGGAGAAAGCCAATGGCAAAAGTCACTTATCGTGGTGTCGAGTATGACACTGAAGAGTACAACGCAAAAGTTGTTGCAGACGCAACACAGCGTAACAGACACGATTTAATGTATCGTGGTCTTAAGGTTAGAAGCAAGGCATCACCTTGCAGTTAACAAAGAGAGGGGTTGCTACCCCTCTTTTTTTATGTTATAATTAGATGAAAGAATAGTTTTATGGACAAAGAACAACTCAAACTATTAGTTCGTCAACTAGAATTATCGGTAGATGCTATAAAAGCAGAAATCTATTCAGATGTTGATGCTTATAAAAATTCACCTGCTTTTAAGCAAGTAAGTGATTATGATGAACTTCACGATGATGACGATGGCTACCCAGACTAGAGCAAAGAGATTAGTTAAATTATTAGAAAGACTTCTAAAGAAAAGAGAACTTTTTGATGATGATAAATTAAATTTGATCAAAGAACAATTAAAGATTGCTAAAAATGAATTAGCGAGAATTGAAGAGCAAACTTCTAAAGGATTTAAATGAACGTAAAACTAATAAGTGTCTCTCCTGATGCGGAAAAACATATGGCATATTGTGCTCGTGTAAGTAATCCAAACAACCAAGAGAATGACAAGTATGCAGGTCTGTTAAGATACTGTATCAAACATCAACATTGGTCAATTTTTGAGCAAGCATTTATGACCATTGAAATTAATACAACAAGAGGTCTTGCTGCACAAATATTGAGACATCGTTCATTCACATATCAAGAGTTCTCTCAAAGATATGCTGATAGTAGTTTATTGGGTGATAATATTCCATTACCAAAACTTCGTAAGCAAGATGAGAAAAATCGTCAAAACTCTACTGATGATTTAGACCCAATGCTTGTTCAAGATTTGGAAATTAGAATGCAGAAATACTTTAAAGATGGTATGGACTTATATAAGAAAATGTTAGATTTAGGTGTAGCAAAAGAGTGTGCTAGATTTGTATTACCATTGGCAACACCTACTCGTCTTTATATGTCTGGAACTGTTCGTTCTTGGATACACTATATTGAACTTCGCTCTGGTCATGGGACACAAAAAGAGCATATGGATATTGCAAATGCTTGCAAAGATATCTTTATCAAACAGTTTCCGACTGTAGCAGAGGCTATGGAGTGGTCATAATTCTTGATGATGTAATTGGTGAATCTGATTTCCAAAAAGATGCACTAGACATATTAAAGGATGGGAATATTGAGGAGACTTGGTATAATCTTAATGACCAACATCACTTTGACAATTTTTGCACACAATTTATAAATGTTGCAAATCAATATCTTGATTTGACATCTTGTATAGGTTACGAATTTTGGACACAAAATAATACTAAACCTGTTGATTGGCATTATGATAAAGATGAAAGATTGAGCAAGGACAATGTTTTCAGTTTTCCTCTATGCTCAATTGTATATTACCTTGTAGTTGAAAATCTAAAGGGTGGACAATTACTAATAGAAGATGATATAATAACTCCAAGAACCGATAGAATGGTGATTTTTTCACCAGGCAAATTACATACTGTTCAGTCTTTTGAGGGAAATAGAGTATCACTCTTGATCAACCCTTGGGACAGGGACATAAATACATTTACATAACTTTATATTGATATGGCAACTTACCCTGTAGTAAACACAAAAACTGGTGAACAAAAAGAAGTTGTGATGAGCATCACAGAATGGGATAAATGGAAAGAAGACAATCCTGATTGGTTAAGAGATTATTCTGATCCCTCAACTATGCCAGGTGTAGGAGAAGTCGGTGAGTGGCAAGATAAGTTAAGAAAAAAAGCACCTGGTTGGAATGATATTCTGAAAAAAGCGAAAAAAGCAAATCCAAGGAATAAGACCATAAACACACTTTAGGAAAATGCCTAGAAAAAAGAAAACCAATGGTGAACAACCAATTGGTATTGGATATACCTCTAAACAGATGAAGAGGAAAAAACCGATTAGTAATACATATCTGATTGATATTGAACCAATTACTGACAATCAGAAGAAACTTTTTGATTCATACTCTGAAGGAAAGCAACTTGTTGCATATGGAACAGCAGGAACTGGAAAAACATTTATCACTTTGTATAATGCTCTTTCAGACATACTTGATGAAACTACACCATATGAAAGGATTTACTTAGTTCGTTCATTAGTGTCAACTCGTGAGATTGGTTTTTTGCCAGGTGATCACGAAGACAAAGCAGATATTTACCAGATACCATACAAAAATATGGTCAAATATATGTTTCAGATGCCATCTGATGCTGATTTTGAGATGTTATATGGTAATCTCAAGGCACAGGATAGCATCAAATTCTGGAGTACATCATTTATTCGTGGAACAACATTAGATAATGCCATCATCATAGTTGATGAATTTCAGAATCTAAACTTCCACGAATTAGATAGTATTATCACTCGTGTCGGTGAAAATAGCAAGATTGTTTTTTGTGGTGATGCAAGTCAAACTGATTTGGTTAAAACAAATGACAGGAATGGAATACACGATTTTCTTAACATCTTGCGTAAAATGCCATCTTTTGATATAATAGAGTTTGGCATTGATGATATAGTTCGTTCAGGACTTGTCAAAGAATATATTATTTCAAAATTAGAAGTTGGTCTTTAATGTTTAATCATGTAGATATTGATCTTCCTAAGTTATCAAGAGAAACGATTGATGGTGTTCGCTATTATTCTGTTCCTGATGAGGATGAATTAATAAAATTAGTTTCAATCACATCTGTAACTAGTCACTTCAATAAACAGATATTTCTGGATTGGAGAAAGAGAGTTGGTAACGAAGAAGCAGACCGTGTGACGAAAGCAGCAACCACCCGTGGAACTGACTTTCACACCCTTACAGAACATCATCTATATAATGATAAGGAGTTACCAAAGGTTCCTCCGATATCGAGTTTTCTGTTTAAGGTCGCTAAAGGAAAAATCAATAACATAAATAATATTTACGCTTTAGAGGGTGCTCTCTACAGTAAACAATTAGGTATTGCTGGAACAGTCGATTGTATCGCTGAATATAACAATGAACTAGCAATAATTGACTTTAAGACTTCTAAAAAACCAAAACCAAAAGACTGGATTGAACACTATTTTGTCCAGTGTATGGCATACGGTTGTATGTTATATGAATTAACAGGATTGTCTGTTAAAAAATTAGTGATTATCATGTCATGCGAAAATGGAGAGTGCGTCGTCTATGAAGAATACAACAAAGCAAAGTATATCAAACTCCTCGGAGAATACATTAACAAATTTGTTCAAGATAAATTGGAATTCTATGGAACCAAGTAAAGAGCTAGAACAGGCAATCGAGAACAAATTCTTGACACCTTCTAAATTTGCAATGGAAATCGAAAAGATTGTTGCAGCAGAAGAAGATTTCAATTATATCGATGCCATTTGCTACTATTGCGAAACTAACAATATTGAGGTAGAATCAGTATCGAAGTTAATCTCAAAACCATTAAAGGAAAGACTTAAGTGGGATGCAACGAGACTTAATTTTATGAAACCTACATCAAGAGCTAAATTGCCTTTATAATGCCTAAACAATCTGAATTAATGCATTATCGTTTACAAGCGATGTTGCGTGAACATACGTTTCGAGATTTAGAATATCTTGGAGTGAGACCTGACAGTATTGGTATTGATCAACACTGGTATCGCATAGGGGAAGTTGAAATCCCTGTTGATGCAATTGAAGAACTTGGTAATATGGAAGAAGTTGATGAAAGTGACACCATTTGAAACGTACCAGTCATATCTATCAATGAAGAATCATTTTACGAATCGTAAGTATGATTTTTTTAGATATGGTGGAAAATCCAGTGCAACTGTAACCTCATTTAATAAGAGGAAAGATAAGTATTGGTTCGAGAAAACATCTAGAAAATATTCTGATGATGAAATTGTTAATTTTTTACTTGCAAATTTTGTGACATCAGACAATCCTAAAAACTTGTGGATTGGTGAGATTATAAACTCAGGTGAAAGAACATATTCAGATTGGATGAGAAGACAACAGAGTATGTCTTACCTTTTTAAGGAGCAATCAAATAACTTGCTTGATAATCAAAGTTTAGATAAGATATTAGAATGTAAGAAAGGGCATCCAATTATATTAAAAAGATTTTTGGGTGGAGATATTACATTAGAGACGTTTGTTATATTTGATATTATATTTGCATTTTCGGAAAAGTTTGATAAAAAATTAAAAGACCCTGTATGGGAAACCGTTAGTCTCAAAATTAAGAAGTATAAACCTTTCCTAAATATTAATGTGTTCCAATTTAAAAAAATCTTAAGGGAAATTATTCATGAGTGAATTTTTTGATTCTAATAT